CGCCTCTATATGACAGGTTCTGTGCGTTCTTGGATCCACTACATTGATCTTCGTTCAGCACATGGTACACAGAAGGAACATATGGAGATTGCAGAACTGATTCGTTGTATCTTTACTTGTCAGTTCCCTGCAGTATCTGAAGCACTTGGTTGGACTCGTGAGGGTTGTTCTGAGTGTGATGATGCACCTTCTATTACCATCGAATAAATATCCCTATACATTATTCTTAACAATGCCAGTATATCCAGTTAAAAATCTTAAAACGGGTGAGACACAAGAACTTACCATGACAGTTGCTGACTATGAGCAGTGGAGAAAAGAAAACCCAGATTGGGATAAAGATTGGTCTCAAGGATGTGCTGGAGTCGGTGAGGTAGGTGAGTGGCAACAAAAACTCGTAAACAAAAATCCAGGATGGAATGAAGTTCTTCGTAGAGCATCGAAAATGCCTGGCGCAAAAGTAAAACCTCTTTAATATATGGCACGTAAAAGAGCACCGAACCCAGTACCATTTGGAATGAGCAACAGACAGATGAAACGTAAAAAGCCAATCAATCTTGATATAATGAAGACGATTGATCCTTTGACTGATAATCAAGAGGCACTCTTCAAAGCGTATAAATTACAACAAAATATAGTTGCATACGGAGCAGCAGGTACTGGTAAGACATTTATTACTCTCTACAATGCTCTTCGTGATGTTCTTGATGAAAAAACTCCTTACGAAAAAATTTATCTTGTACGTTCCCTTGTGGCAACTAGGGAGATTGGTTTTCTTCCAGGTGATCATGAAGATAAATCCTCTCTCTATCAGATTCCATATAAGAACATGGTAAAATACATGTTCGAAATGCCTGATGACTCTGCATTCGAAATGCTTTATGGTAATCTTAAAACTCAAGGTACTATTAGTTTCTGGAGTACTTCTTTTATTCGGGGAACTACTCTGGATAATGCAATCATCATCGTTGATGAATTCCAGAACTTGAACTTCCATGAACTTGATAGTATCATTACTCGTGTTGGTGAGAACTCTAAGATTATGTTCTGTGGTGACGCAACTCAATCTGATCTTGTCAAGACAAATGAACGTAATGGGATCATTGATTTTATGAGAATTTTGAGAGTGATGCCATCTATGGCAATGGTGGAATTTGGTGTAGAAGATATTGTTCGTTCTGGACTCTGTAAAGAATATCTTGTTGCTAAAATGGAATTGAATCTCTGATGTTTAATCATGTTGAATTGGATCTCCCTTTACTACAAAGGGAGATGATTGATGGAGTTCGTTATTATAAAGTTCATGATAATGATGAACTCCAAAAGTTTGTTTCTATTACATCTGTAATCAGTCATTTCAATAAAGAAAAGTTTGCTTCTTGGAGAGCAAAGGTAGGAAATGAAGAAGCAGATCGTATTACTCGTAAAGCGACAAGTCGTGGTACAGATACTCACACTCTAATTGAGCAGTATTTAAAAAACCTGGATTGCAACTCAGATGTTCTTCCTATTTCAGAACATCTCTTTCAAGTTGCAATCCCTGCTCTTAAACGTATAAATAACATTTATGCTCTTGAAGGTTCTCTTTACAGTCAATACTTAGGTGTTGCTGGTACTGTAGACTGTATTGCTGAGTTTGATGGGGAACTCTCAATCATTGACTTTAAGACTTCCAAGCAACCAAAACCAAGAGATTGGATTGATGGATACTTTGTTCAGTGTTGTGCATATGCATGTATGCTTCACGAACTTACTGGATTGTCTGTTAAAAAGTTTGTCATCATTATGACTTGTGAGAACGGAGAGTTAGAAGTATATGAAGAATACGATAAAGCAAAATATATTCGACTATTAACTCAGTATATCAAAAAGTTTGTAAACGATAAGACTTCTTGACTGTAAAATATTTTTGTTTTATAATGATACCATTAGTTGAGGAAAGAGATTGTACATCACAGTTTTGGGGCAAATGGAGAACGAATTAGAAAAAGCATTAGAGAACAAATTTTTCTGTCCTTCTCGATTTGCTCAAGAAATCGAGAATCTGGTTCAGCACAATGAAGATATGAACTATATTGATGCTATCATTCACTTCTGTGAAAAGAATAGTATTGATGTGGAATCTGTTCCTAAACTTATTTCAAAACCACTCAAAGAAAAGATTAAGTATGAAGCAATGGAGTTGAACTTCCTCAAGAAGACATCCAGAGCAAAATTAGTTTTTTGATCCATTTTTGGGGGCAAAAATTCCCGGCAAAATTTTTCGCGTATTACTTTTTTAATGGTGCCTTTTGAAACTTACAAGACATACCTTGCCCTGAAGAATCACTTCACGAAAGATTCTTATGATTATCACAAATATCAAGGTAAGAGTCGTGCATCTCTCCAGTCCTTCTATAAAAGAAAGGATAGGTATTGGTTTGAGAAACTATCAAGACAAAAAGAAGATAAGGAAGTTGTCGATTTCTTTGTAGCAAACTTTGTTTCTTGTACTGATCCTCAGACATTGTGGATTGGAGAGATGATTAAAGAGGGAGAAGGTAGATATAAATCCTGGCAAAAAAGAATACAATCTCTTTCTTATTTGTTTCGGGAAGAGTCTCAACAATTATTTGAAAATAAATTTGAAGAAGTATTTGATTGTTCTAAGGGACATCCACCGCTTCTTAAAAGTTTCCTGATCGGTAAAATTAGCCTAGAAACCTTAGTGATCTATGATAAAATTTTCCTGTTCGGGAAAAGATTTGACAAAAAATTAAAAGATCCTGTGTGGGAAACCGTCAGTATGAGAATGAAAAAGTATTCTCCTTTCCTACATATAGATGTATTTCGTTATAAAAAAATTCTGAAAGAACTAGTTGTAGGAGAACGATGAGTTTCTTTGAATCTGATGTAGTCCGCGCTGAAATAGCAGAAATTTCTGATCTTCAGCAAGAAGTTTATCGAAGTGTTTTTGATTTTCCTAGAATGTCTAGGGAAGATAAAATTCATCATGTGGATTTGTTGGATAGACTTCTTAAAAAACAACAGATCCTTTATACTCGTTTAAGTTTGTCTGATGATCCTCAGGCAAAGGAGATGAAGAATAAAATTTCTGAGTCTGCTTCCATGATGGGACTTCCTCCTAACGTTGACATGAGTGTGATCTTTAAAAACATGACATCCCTTCTGGAAGTCATGCGAGATCAGATTGACAAGACTGGTTCTGACATGTAGAATAACGAGGTACACAAAAGCCAAATCCGTACACAATCCGAGGTATACAAATGTCTTTCGAAAATCTTAAAAAGCAGTCCAAACTGGGTTCTCTGACTGAGAAACTGGTGAAGGAAGTAGAGAAAATGAGCACTGGTTCTGGTGGTGCTGATGAACGATTCTGGAAACCAGAGATGGATAAAACTGGTGTCGGTTCTGCTATCATTCGCTTCCTGCCCGCTCCTGATGGCGAGGAAGTTCCTTGGGTAAAAATGTACTCCCATGCCTTCCAAGGTCCTGGTGGTTGGTACATTGAAAATTCTCTTACTACAATCGGACAGAAGGATCCTGTTTCCGAGCACAACCGTGAACTGTGGAACAGTGGTAGTGAGAAGGATAAAGAAACTGTTCGTAAGCAGAAGCGTAAACTGTCCTACTACAGCAACATCTATGTAGTGAAGGATCCCGCTCATCCTGAGAACGAAGGTAAAGTCTTCCTGTTCAAGTTTGGTAAGAAGATCTTTGATAAGATCCTGAACGCAATGCAACCTGAGTTTGAAGACGAAGAACCGATCAATCCCTTTGACTTCTGGGGTGGTGCAAACTTCCGTCTGAAGATTCGTAAGGTTGAAGGTTATTGGAACTATGATAAGTCTGAGTTTGATTCTCCTTCTGCTCTGTTTGATGATGACGATGCTCTCGAAGCACTGTGGAAGAAAGAATATTCTCTCTCTGCTATTGTTGCTCCTGATCAGTTCAAGTCCTATGATGATCTTGAGAAGCGTCTGAAGTATGTTCTTGGACAGAAATCTGCTCGTGCTGCTGTTCAAGAACAAGAGGATGATTACGATTCCTATGCACAAACTCCTTCTAAGGAAGAGAGTGTGATTGCTGAACTGGAGCAGTCTTTTGCTCGCAGTAAGTCACCTTCTCTCCCCAAGATCGAGACTGTTGATGAGGATGAGGATGATGCTCTGAGCTACTTCCAGCGTCTTGCTGAAGAGTGATTACTCATAAATCCTGATATTATCTGCTCTCTTTAAGGTGGGACTTACATATTGAGTCCCACCTTTTTTGTAGTTCATGATTGTTTGAAGTTCATCAAATACTACAGGTAGATAGAATGGTTTGAAGACATAGATATTTCTCTTTGCATCTTCTAGATCTGCTTCATACTCATAATTTGTAACTGACTTTACGAATGAAGTTGATGGAACTTGTTGCACAGCACCTTGTCCAGCATCCCAATATTCATAGTAGTATGAGTTACCAGGATTCAACGATTGTTCTGGAACAGTAAAATGAACTGCTTCTTTCCTTGGGTTTGACATAGTTGGGGAAGCAATAACTGGTGCTGTTGGAAGTTCGTATCTGAATCCAGTTACATTGGATCCAGTTGATGCTAGG